GGAAAAACAAGAACCAAAAATGCAAGATTGACGAGATAACATTAACAAGTAATAAAAGAGAAAAAGAGAAAAGTTATCCATGCGTATCCCCTCATAACCTAATTAGGAGGAGTATAATGGAAGTAAGGTCGAACAAATAAACCATTATAAACCTAATAAAAATGAACAAAAAATACTCGGTAGTTTACGCGGACCCTCCGTGGAAATACGATTTTAGCAAGTCAGATAGTAGGGAAATTGAGAACCAATATCCAACAATGGATATTGACGCAATCCGTGCATTAGCTTCACGCTTTCCATTTATGGATATGGAAAGTCCAGCGCAAGAACCATTTGATTTCGACGAAAACGCAGTCCTTTACCTCTGGGCTACTGCTCCGAAATTAAAAGAAGCACTTGAAGTTATGAGGTCATGGGATTTTGAGTATAAAACTCACGCTATCTGGGACAAAGAAATACTCGGAATGGGATACTGGTTTAGGGGTCAACACGAATTGCTTTTAGTAGGAGTTCGGGGAAAGTTCTCCCCGCCAGAAGCATCTTTGCGTATCGGTTCAGTTATCAAAGAGCGACGCACCAAACATTCAAAGAAGCCAGATGTAGTCCGTGAGTTAATAAGCAAGTGGTTTCCTACGCAAAATAAAATCGAGTTATTTGCTCGTCAAAAGTCGGAGGGTTGGGATGTGTGGGGAAATGAAATCAATCAAAATGAAAAGACAAAATAGATATGGAATTAGGAGTTTGGCACGGGACTTCCCAACGGATGAGAAGTGCTTGGAGTTTATATTCCTCGCACAGCATATCCAAGGGAATGTTTTGGATGTTTTGGAGGACGGTCTGCGCTTCGTTCGCAATCTGTACTATGATAACAAAACACGCCAAAAAATATAAAGCTAAATGGAACGCAGAATGGCGCAAAAAGCATCCCGAAGAATACAGGAAATACAATCGTGAATATCAGCGCAAGAGAAGGGAAAAACTAAAAAGAAGTCGATGTTTCCCCATAGCAACCCATAATACATAAAGAAATGAATAAAGAAAATCAACAGAGGATGGAGGTTCGTATGGTCTTTCCTGACCCAAAATGTTTTTCGCAAGAAAATGACCTAGGAGCTGTTGTAAGACCAGAACAGGTAGCAGTAGGCTCAAGTAACGTTTTCGCCTTTGAGAGAGCAGAATATCCCCAAGAAGGAGGCATTGAGAGATACTTTCATGGGTGTTTATACCCCGAAAAGGGATTTCAGTTTCCCCAAGCTATTTATGCTTGCAATATGAGTAAGCGATATCTAGTAGGTTTTATAAATCTTTTTGGTAAAAATAAGTTTGTTTTACTTGCCGGAATGTTGAAAAAGAGCTTTTTGAACGATTTACTTAAAACCTACAACGATGCCGCAGATATGAATTTAGCACCGTTTTATTACAATACCGAGTATCCTAGATATTATTCAAAAGCGTGCAAGGAGATAAAAAATTTTGTTGAAGTTTTCTTGAAAGAAATCGGCGTAGATGAAGAAATCGGAAATCATTTTGCCAAGATATTCATTACACTCATTGATAATGACAACGCATACAGATATAGAATCCAAGACGTGGCAGAAGTTTATCATTTTATATCGCTTGTCAGGGATGATTTTATCAAAAACCTAGATTTTACATTAAAAGAATATCTATTACGGGAAAGTCCTCACACTGGCGGTATAAATCAGGCAATGCACGATAAGGCAACATCGCTGGTGAAGATAATAAAATTGGCGTGGCATATCCCCAGATTCAGAAAGGCGGTTGTGAACGCTCTTAAAGCTGTAAACTGGAGTAATTTAATAATGGATGAAGCCGACATCTATTTCACAGAATTGTGGCTGGATTATGATTTCAGGGGAGAATCCTTTGAAACAAGAAAGGCTAAATTCATAGCTCGACATGATTCCGACAAATTACCAATTATGATTAGTTATAAAGTCCAATGAAAAATAAAAAAGCCATCGTGAACGAAAAAGTGGTTGTGAACACGGAGGTCAGCGAATATATGCGTAAAATAGCAATATTAGGACACAAAAAATTGAAAAGTAAAGACCTCGAAAAATATAGAGCAATGCAAAAAGCAAAGAGCGTCAAGGGAGTTCTAGCTAGGTGGAAAGACCACGAAAAGAAAAACATATAATAATATAGTAGTCAATAGCATATAGCGGATTAAGCCCGTTTTATGTGGGTTTTTTGGTGCTTGACAATGCCTATCTGCTGGGTATATAATACTAGCAGATGATAAAGGGAGCGACACGGAACATATATTAAAATAATTTATCAGTTCGCCAGTTGCTTGCTCCCTTTATCCTCTAAAATAATAAAAGGCCGACATATAAACCAACTAAAAAATAATGAAGATATATAGATATATTGTTATGATGATTGATGACTCATACCCGATCAAAAAGTATAAAACATTATCAGGCGCAAAAGGATATATCAAGAAATTATCGTCGCAAGATAAGGCGAGAGTGAAGATAGTAAAAATTGGTTAAAACGTGGTTCGCATTTCCGGCGGTATGAGCGAATCACGCCGCCGGAAATAATAAAATAATAATAATTAAAACTATGGAAAAAATTACAATTGAGATTAAAAATCGTTTCACAGGTTTGGTAAAATTTACTAGTGAGAAATCAACTATCAAGGAAGCGTGTCAAGATAATAAGGCTGACTTGAGCGGGGCTAACTTGAGCGGGGCTGACTTGAGCGGGGCTAACTTGAGCGGGGCTGACTTGAGCGGGGCTAACTTGCGCGGGGCTGACTTGAGCGGGGCTAACTTGAGCGGGGCTGACTTGAGCGGGGCTAACTTGCGCGGGGCTAACTTGCGCGGGGCTAACTTGCGCGGGGCTGACTTGAGCGGGGCTAACTTGCGCGGGGCTAACTTGAGCGAGGCTAACTTGAGCGGGGCTGACCTTAGCTATGCAAACCTTAGCTATGCAAACCTTAGCGATGCAGACCTTAGCGATGTAGAATTAAATTGCGCTAAGTTTTATGGCAATGGCGGCGGGACAAAAATAAAGAAAAGCCAGATTGATGACTTTTTCAAAGCGTTAGGCGTTGTGATTGAGGATTAAAATAATCTAATAAAAAAATGAAAATATATAATTTAAAGAGTCCGAGAACAGGAAAACCAGTGGCAAATCAATTCATAGCAGAAGAAGAAGGACGAGGTGCTAACGGCAATTTTCTTTTTCGTGAGATATTCCAATCATATGACAGCGTTATTGCGGAAAAGATAACATGGAGCGACAGAACAGACATAATGCTTGATAGTGAAAAGTGGGATTATTCAGTGACCACAGGGAAATATCGCAATCAGTTTTTAGGAGAGAGCAAAAAAGAAACAGAAGCGAAGATAAAAAGCGGTGTGTATAAATTGGATAATCTAAATTAAAAATAAAGGCCGAAAAATAAATTAAGATAACATATAAGATAATGACAAAATACGAACAAGCGGCGCGGTTGCGGTTTGAGGCGGCGGAATTGGAAGAGCAGGCCGATGCGGAACATATGAAAGCCGTAAAAAAGCAGGGAATAGACGGCTGGTGCGGTCATAGGTTTGAAAGTTCAAGCGGATTGACGCCGGAGTTCGCATTATTCGCACGGCAATTCAAAACGGGACTTGTTAAGAAAATGATCGGTTACACGCTGGAAGCATGGAGCCGTGGACATTTTTACTGCTCGGCATTTTTCAAGAATAATGCGAATGGAAAATATGTGCATATCTCATGCAGTGATGTGAGATATTCTCCAGATGAATGGTTCAATCGTTTACTGGTTAGGACAGCGGAACACGTAAAGGACTATACGGGCGGTAGTAACGATTATTCCACGCTTACAAAGGTCAAAGAAAAAGCGGATTATCTAACGACGGCAACATCCGCGAGGACGCGGAGCTTGAAATAAGGGCAGCGGACGTCAAATAGAAAATAATTTAGAGCAATATATAAAAGCATGAAAAACTTTTCTCTAAGAGGCAAGCAAGGAGGGATAACATGGCTACAAAGAAAAGAGAAAACAAGAAAAAATCAGATAATTGCCGGAATAATAATAATTATTATTTATGCGTTGATACTTTTTACACGATAAGAGAGCAACAGAAAAAACAGAGAGCCGGAGAAATCCGGCTTTTTTGTTTGCGCCGGAAATCCCTAAAAAGAAAAGGTACGATCATAAGGCAAAGAAATAAAAAGGGCATACAGAGCAATTTTGAGTAAAGAAAAATCAAGGAAATATAAGGAATTGACGAAATTAGAGGTAATTGAGTATATTATGAGTATTATGGCAGAAATTGAAACGGCACAAAAAAAAAGGAAATATACGAAGCCGGTTTTATCGACAGGAAGACGGAGAGAATTAGCTGAAATGAGCGAGGCAATTTTTGGGCGTTATCGCTTTATCCCTAAAAGAAAAAGGGGCAGACAAAAAAACAAAGGAGAGAATGGCAGACCAAGAGGAGTGGATGCAGGCGTTTTATTAAAATTGGAGCAAGCGTTTAGTTATGGGTGTACGATTGGCGAGGCATTATCACACGCAGATATAACATGGCAAGCGTGGTATAGTTTTATTGAATTAAATCCAGATTATAAAACAAGAGTTGAGCAATTAAGACAGCATCCGCTTGTGGTGGCGAGGGTTAGCGTCACTAAGGGCATGAAAAAATCGGGAGAATTAGCGTTGAAATATCTAGAGAGAAAGTTGCCGGATGAGTTCAGTTTGAAGGCAGTCGTAAATCATAATTTCGAGTTCAATGCGATAACACTTGATAAGCCTAAGGTTATTGAGGCCATTACGGAATCGTTGCCGGAAGTTGAGGACGTGAATGATGCCGGCTAAATTGAGCCAGGAGAGGCGATAAGGTGCGAGGTGCTACAATCACACTGTGAGCGTAGAGCGAGGGCGCAGAAGTGAAATACTATATATAACAAGGGCTGTATCTGTCGCACAATATACAATGTGCGACACGAGGGGGGGGGGCAGGGGGTAGGCAGGCGCGGAAACATCTAGCCACCTTTGAAGAATTCAACAACAGTGTTCGTATTGTCCTTCCCCTACCAAACTCATTCTTGAACACGATTCGTGTGGAAACTTGCAAAGTAAACACGTTTCGTGTAATATGGTCATATGAAACATAAGTGCGACAACTGTGGTAAGGAGTTGAAAAGGCATTTGTTCTGCGATGACAAGTGCAGGTTCAAATATCACAATGGAAGCCCGACAGGGGATGATGTGGATGATGATGATATGGAACCCATCCGTACCCCGAAAATTCATTCCGCGAAGTTGGCTATCTTTTCAAGCAAGGTCGAGGATTTGGATGTGGGGGTATTAGCTCATAAGAAGGGGTGTGGGTGTGATAGATGTAAACCTAAGAAAAAGAAATAATAAACCTATGATGCGAATATCTTTTGATGTGGATGGGACTTATTCGGACTATCAGGACGAGTTCGATTCTTTAGCTCTTATGCTCCAGCAGTCAGGGCATGAGGTGGGATTCCTTTCGGGAAGGAGTGAGGATAATCCGGCGGGCGATGAGTTCGAGTTAGGATTCGTTCCCGACTTCGAGTATTATCTGGGGCTTGATGATGACCTTACAAAACAGGAGAAGTGTCTGGAGAAGGCAACCAAGATGACCGAGGAGGACATAGACCTTCATTTTGACGACCAAGAACCTTTCCCCAATTATGTTAATGTAATCCACATAGAACCCGACAATGGCTGAATCCCAACTGAAGAACATGAACTTCACAACCCTTTGCCACTTCTCTCCTAAACAGTGGGAGGCTCTTAATGCTTCGGAGCAGTTCAAGTTCACCCTCTACGGGGGTTCTATGGGTTCGGGAAAATCTTACTGGCTTCGCTGGGCTTTGGTCTATTGGCTCCTCAAACTTGCGGCGGAAACCAAACTTACCGGAATCCGCGTAGGTCTTTTCTGCGAAGACTATGGAGCTTTGAATGACAGGCACATCGCTAAAATCAAAACGGAGTTCCCTGCAGACCTGGGAACTTACAACGAACAACGGCATGAGTTCCAGTTACAACCCCACTTCGGAGGAGGCATCATAGCTTTCCGTAACCTTGATGACCCTTCCAAATACCTTTCATCCGAATTCGCCGTAGTGGCAGTCGATGAGTTGGTGAAGAACGCGAAGTCCACTTTCGACATCCTTCGTACCCGTATGCGTTGGGTGGGAATTCCTCAACCCCGTTTTATCGCCGCAACCAATCCTGGCGAAGGTTGGGTGAAACAGTATTTCATCGAGAAGAACTTCCCCCCTTCCGAACAGGAGGGAAAGGAATTCGTTTATGTAGCGGCTCTCCCAAAGGACAATCCTTATCTTCCGCCGGAGTATTTCATCTCACTCGAATCCTTGCCTGAAGCGGAACGCAAGGCTTTCCTCGAAGGCGACTGGTCTGCCTTTGAAAGGAACATGGATGATGACGGATTTTATCCTCTCCTCTCCTCGTCCGAAATTTCAAATGCTTATGTAAATTCTCCTATCCATATCGGATATTCCGTTCTTGGAATAGACCCTGCGGCAGGAGGGGATAATTCATCCATCTGCCTGAAGAACGAAGTATGCCAGCAGATTCTTTTCAACCAAAAGACCAAAGACATCATGTCCCTCGTTCCCGTAGTGATAGGAATTTCCCAGACGTATGAAAAAATTTCTTATTGTTATATTGACCGCACCGGAGTAGGAGAAGGATTGTTCCGCCGCTTGAAAGAACTCGAAAAGGATTTAGGTTTCAAGGTTGTCGGTATAGCCTATGCGGAATCGGCTTCCGACAAGCAGATGTTCGAGAACCTCAAAGCCGAATGTTACTGGAGAGAACGCGATTGGATTATTCGCGGTGGAAAGTTGGTAAGGGATGACGGATGGAATGAATTTACTACGGTTAAGTACAAACGGACTTCCGACAACAAGGTCAAGATTCAAAGCAAGGATGAACTTCGTAGGAGGGGCTTCAAATCCCCTAACTGCGTTGATGCGGCAGTCCTTACTATGTGCGCTCCCAAAAAGTTGGATAGACAGGTCGGTCATCCTTGGAAAGACCAGATGGACAAACGCTGGAAAGGATTTTAAGCTATTACTATGAGTAAGGAAGAAAGATTTATCCAATGGTTGAAAATTTGTTTCGCAGTTCTCTTTGCAATAGGATTCATTTATGCTATAGTTTTATTGCAAGAAATAAATTCAAATGAAACACAAAACTCACATTGTCGGAGCGTTAGACAAGCGAGGCAAGAAAATTGTTACTGTATCGATAGAGGGATGGTATAAGACCGAGGATGGTTGTATTTATGATAATAATGGTTATGAGTGGTTTATAAATAAACCTAATGATGATGCTTCAAAACAAAGAATTGAAGTAGATGATTTATCCGGCGGTGTTAAGACGATAAGGGATTTCAAAGTAGCAGTGATGCAAAATTCTTTTTTGAATCCTGATAAGTTCATCGCTCACTGGAAAAAAACAATCGAAGCCACAATGGTTGAAACAGGTTGGGATTATGATGATGAAACAAAAGAAAATCCTGCACTCACCTTTGGGGAAGCGAAAGATGGTTTTGTTCATATCAGGGTCAGAATGAAAAAGAAAAGTTGGAAGAATAGAGAGAACATCTATTCGGGAGCGCGTCAAGGAGAATCAGGAATATACGATTCAAAAGCCCTTAAAAAAGTGGGAGCTTTGGATTCTCATATCTACGGCGTGGTCGAAACCGAAAGGGTTGCCGAGAACATACTTGCCAAAAAGAAATAAAACATTACAATAAAATTATGATAAAGAAAAAAGTAAAACTCGGTTCGGATGTTATCCCGCCTGGATTCAAACCTTCTGATATCGGATTGAAAAATTCTCCAAGTATAAAACCAGCAAAAAATAAAGTTAATCCAATTAAGAATCAGCCAAAGATTAGGCCAGTGAAGAAAGTTCCAAAATATAAAAACATTGCCAAGGCCGCAAATAAAATCTTCAAATAATAATGCCAGAAGTAGAAACTCCAAAAGCCGGAAGCAATCTCCTGAATCGCGTAATGATGGAATACAACGAAGGTCAGGATGCCTTACGTTCTAAAAAATTAAAGCAGGTAGACCAGTTGGTTCTGTTGAATAATCTTCAAAGAGATGAGCAATCTATCGGTTCTACGATGTTGCTCTCTTTTTTTAATCGCGTATTTTCCAATCTCTATTCGGATGTTCTTCAGACGATTTTTATGCCGACGGAAGATTCCGACTACAAGAGGACTGAAACTCTGAACAAACTTTATCAGTCGGATTATAAGGAAATGGAGATGTGGATGTTGAACTATGATTGGACATGGGATGCCTGTTTCTTCGGTGCGGGATATATGGAAACCTTAGGCTTCGATAAGGTTCATAAGATTATGAAACCAGAGGTCATCAATCCTCTTTATCTTGTGCATGACCCGTTCTTTTCGGATGTGAGGAAGTGGAGATACTATGCAAAGTGGAAAACATTTTCAAAATATGAACTGATTAAGCTCAAAGATAAAAAGGTCATTTCAGAAGATTTTGATATTTCAAGAATTTCTCCTGGACTTGAGATGGAACTCTGGGATTATAAGAATCGCAGAGATGCGGCTCGCATGGGTGTCAATGTCGCCGATTCATCGAATACCACGAATGACATTTATCAGATTCTCGAACACTTCACATATTCGGATGAAGGGGATAAAGATTCAAGAGGAAATCTGATTCCTGCTGGAAAAAAGATAATCGTATGGACAGATAAGAACTTCTCGCAGGAGATGAGAGTTGAAAGATTGGACAAATATATTCCGGATGACGAACCTTGGCCGTTGGTGAAGAAACAGATTTTCAGAGAACCACATTCTTCTTTGGAGATTTCCGTTCCTGACCTTATCGAAGATAAACACAGGGCGCGCGCGGTACTCTTAAATCTTTCTTATATCGCCGCCAAAGATGACGCGAATCCTATTTATCTTTACAATTCGGAACACATCACAGACCCTACGCAATTCTATACTCGGCAGGTTCTTCAGCATATCGAGGTTGATGATTTGGATAAGGCAGTAAAGCCTATGAATACCCATCCCGCAATGTCAGCTTCCCTAAATGCTTTTATGAGTTTGGTTTCTTCCGAATCTTCCGATGCGATAGGAACCGCGATAGTTCAACCCACGATTCAAAAGGGAAAGAAATCCGCAACGGAAGCCGCGATGATGCAACAGGTTGCAGACCAGACTTCTTCCTTGCAGGCAAAGGTTATCGCTATGGCAGAAAGGGCATTCTGTTCCCATTGGTATCTTAGGCTTATCAATCCGAAGAATATGAAGTCTTCTGATGAGAAGATAATCACTTTGACATCGGTTAATGGGATTACTTTCGAGAATATAAAACTAGATGATTTCAAAACAAAATATCCTCCTAAGGCGGAAATTATTTCCAAAAAGGAAGCAGAGTATAAGGAACTTGTCGTTCGCAGGGACTTGATGCAGAACTATCCTATAATCGTAAAATCAATGGATGAAAGGAGTTTGGCGAACTTCAATAAGTATATTTATTTCCCGAAGTTCGGTATGCAATCCTCAACGATTGACCTCATTGTTCCTTCCGGCGTAGACCAGATTAAAGCGAGAATGGAGAATGAATTGCTTGACCAGGATAAATTTACCCCAGTAGACCCTCAAGATGATGATGAGGGACATATGTACGAGCATCGTATGGCTAAAAATACATCCGCCAAGTGGGCGCATTATTTCATTCATCAAAAGCATTTTGCGATAAAACTCAAGCAAAAGCAGGAACAGGAAGCTAAGGCACAACAAGAAGGTGGAGGAAATCCTCCTCAAGACGGAACGCCTCCGACATCAACAGGAAAGAATCAACAGCCAAAACAAAACAAGATTCCTATTCAACAGGATAAACAAAGTCAGGAAAAAGCATCTGTCCCATTGGCCAAGGAGATGCAGAATAATACACAAATGAAAGGTAAGGTACTTGCATAAAGGTCGCAAATACATATAATATAATCAAATGTTAAAAAGCACACCAATAGAATTAGCGAATGTATCAACCATAGGAACATCTGCGGTAACTTATAGACTTTCAACCTTACAACCAGGAACTACGGTAAAAAGGGAAACAAAAGAGTGTTGCGTTGTTGTCCATCTTTCCGCACTTTCAGGTACATCTCCTACGATGACTTTTGATGTTTACGAAACGGTTGATGGTTCAGACATCCATGTTGGAACTACGGGAGCCATGTCTTCTGCCGATGATAGGATAATTGATTCCGCCGGAGGCAATACGTCTTCTGGAGCGACATTTACATCTTCTTCGATGCTTCGTCTTTTAGGAAAGGGAGTTGATATGAAAGTAGTTGCAACTCCAGGAGGAACTGCAATCGGAACAGTCGCCTTTACTTTGAACGCCATCTTCTATGATGGATAAATAAAACCATGCCACAAACTAAAAAGGGAAAGAAAATTCTTTCCTCAATGAAAAAAGAATATGGAACAGAAAAAGGCAAACGGGTCTATTATGCTTCAATCGTTTCTGGCAAAATTAAAGGTGCAGAAGGAAAAGGAGGAACAGGTAAGTTGGCGAAAGCCAAAGCGACACATAAGAGAAAGGTCGATAAGGCGGCGAAAAAAACTTTAACCGGATAATAAAAATGGACAATGAAGAAAACATCGAAAGCGGCACAGAAGGCGGGCAAGATGAAGAACAAGGGACAAAAACACCTGAAGGTACTGACGAAGGCGGGGATGAAAAAGAAGAAGATACAGAAGGCGGCGAGTAATTTGATGGGTTAAATAGTTTGTGTATTTCCTAAGGTCGAAAATCAAAAAATAAATTAAAACTATGCTTAAACAAAATGCACCTGTCGCAGTAGCGACTTTCACTGATACGAGTGCTGGTGTTTCCGGCACTCAAGTCGTAGTTCTCCAAAATACCGATTTCAATGTTCTTGTCGGAAAATTGGTAGTTACGGCTCTTTCGGGTTCATCCCCGACTTTGGATTTGTTCTTACAGACATCCGATGATGGGGGTACAACTTGGTACGATGTAGTTCGATTCGCACAGGCAAACGGAGCGATAACGAAACAGAACGCGCTGTTCGCTAAGTTCGGAGATTTGAAAGGTTCTTCCGCGTACGTTGGTCAGCCAGAATCACAACATATTTCCGCAGGTACAGTTTCCGGACTTCCTCTTTTGGGAAAGTCTTTGCAATGCGTTTACACTTACGCCATTGGAGGAGGAACGGCCACTGTTGGGACAGCGGCTTGGACATTGCAGATTCTTCAGCCAGACCAGGATTACGGTTACTAAACTTAATTTATAAAAAGACATGGACATAGGAATACACGTCCGAGGAAAAATTGATAAAGAAGAAAAAGAGCGCATTGAAAAGGAGGGAGATGATACGGCGATGCAGATATTAAGGATTCAGACGGATTTGAGGGAAGCGGATAAATTAGTTGAATCAATGAAGGCATTGGAAGAAAACTGGGATTGGCAGAATTTCCAAAGGATATTGATTGAGCCAGCTTTAGAAAAAGTTGCTAAAGAAGTAAAACGGCTCAATGAACCAAAGGAACTTCAGTCGAATCCCCAAGCACTTTCTCAACTTATTTATAACAACGCCTTCTTTGAAGTTCTGAAGATAATGTCTGATTTCCCCGCTATCAGGAAAGATAATGTTGCAAAACAAAAATTACTCCAAGGTCGAATAAAGGAATTGCAAAAAGGAAAATAACAAAATGCCAAAAGGTCAATATGTAAGGAAAGAGAAACCAGAGGAGCCAGAGGTTCCTTTGGAAGAAGTTAAGGAAGAACCAAAAGTAGTTGCGCCACTTGCTCAAGTTGCAACTGTCGAAAGACCAAAAGCAGTAGAGGAGCCAAAAGTTCCTACTGTAGAAGTAACTGTTGAAGGTGCGACAACTGCTCTGAAGGTATATCCGCAGATTCGATGTGGCGTATGTGAATTTCATGGTGCGCCATATGGAGTGGTTAATATGCAGACATTGACTGGTAGATGTTCTCACTTCTGTCCAAATGACCCTATCTGTCTACATTCTAAAAATGGTTGCCCAAAAAGGCCAGTGTATAGAATCGTTGATGGAGAGCAGGTTCAGGTTGGAGTGGAAGATGATTGTCGGCATAATCACAACTACAATGGTCTTCAAATCCGTTGTAGCTATTGTCCGAGAGATGCAGATATGAGAGCCGTCATCAAGAGCAGGGTTATCAATGTTTACGGACATCCTGATAATCCAAACAAGTTGATTATGGTTTGCTCTGATTATCGTTGCCGACAAAAAC